GGGATTTGGGTGGATGGGACGCAACGGATTTGGATTGATCCTTCTACTAGTAGGTTGTCAATTGGCACGTTAAGTCCCTACTCCGGATATATGCTATGGGCGGATGGGAACGTCTACTTGAATGGTAGTACCGTACTTGGTGGCGCCCTAATTGTTCCGGACATCTACGCCTCCGGTAAGGTTCTGAAATATAACAACATCTCTACCGTCGCCAACGGCATCCCCGCAATCTACGGCACGGTGGACCTGACCGCGCAGACCTCTGCAATCGGCGCAACCACGATCTACGCGAACCCTGCAACCACGGGCCAGTACCGCGTTTGCTACCTTGCGCTCACCAAGAAGGCCGGAGATGCGGTCAACCTGGCTTTGCAACTGACGTTCACCACGCCAGATGACAGCAGCACAGCGCAGAGTATCGCCAGCGCGAACGTAGCGATCAACACGGTTGGCGCGTACACGCAGGGGTGCCCTACTATCGTTGCCAAAGCATCCACCAATATCCAATATGCAACGACGTTAAGCGGAGGCATCGGCGCTGGTGAGTACAGTTTGTGGATCAAGGTGGAGAAGTTGTAACAAGGAGGACGGCATGAATAGGCTCTTGAAAGTTCTTATCGTCAGTGCCTTGGCGGTAGGCATTGCGGTCGCACAGGATGCACCGCCAGTCTACACGTCTTTCCTGACAGGCGTGACGCTGACCAGCGTGCAGGCACAGTCAGTGGCGACGTTGGCCCAAACCCGTGACTCCGCCATTGCTTCGGCACAAACGCAGTCGGATGAAGCACTGGCTGAACTCAACATTCTGCTGGATGCCGCCGATCCTGACCTTGCCCGTATCGGGACGTTATCTCGACGGGTGCGGACGCTGGCTGCGCAGCAGAAACAGGCGTACACGCAGTTCCGGCGCGACGTGTGGCAACTGCTAACTCCAGCGCAGCGGGACGTACTACTGGCGCGATTGGGATTTTAGACGAGACCACGGCGCAGGTCGCCGCGATTGAGAACATTTAATGGTACAACAGAGATTCATAATCGGCGATATCCGTGGCAGCTTGGGACTGCTTCTTAAGCTCTTTGACCGCATTCAACCAGATACAGGCCCGAATGCTCTCATATTTCTGGGCTCCTACCTTGGCCCTGGAGAGAATAGCAAGGGTGTCATAGACTTCCTGCTGTTCCTAAAGGAAGTAGGCCACAACTGTGTTTTCCTTCGGGGCTGCTACGAGCGAATGTTCGAGCTGTCTCTACCGCTGAATGCCTCGCCCCAGTTCACCAAGGGCTGGAGAGCAATGGGCGGCAATGCAGTGTACCAAAGTTACAGCAGTGATTCTCCGTTATACGTTGCCACGTCTTCTGGGGGTCCAAAGAAAGTAGCAATGACCGTTCGTATACCCGAACCGCATCTACGCTTCATCAAGCACGACTTGGGGCTGTGGTATGAAACAGAGGATGTCATAGCCACCCACGCTGGGATCAATCGGCAGAGGCTGGAACAGGGGTTGGGTGTGGTCCGTGACGAGGACTTCATATTTGGCAGTCCCGGCTGGTGGAATGATAGCTGGTGCATCCCGGGCAAAGACATCGTCTTCGGTCACTTCCCATTCCCTGAGCCGTTCCTTGGTCCAGGTAAGGTTGGCATTGATTTGGGAGCGGGCGCTGGGGGTAGGCTCTGTTGCATTGAGTACCCTAGCAAGCAGATAACGATTGTTCAGTAGGAGAAGACAATGAGCGTTGCACCAAACTTCTGGGAGCAACCCTTAGAGAAGAAGCTTGAGGGCATGGAGGAGATTATTTTCAAGCCTGAGGGCAAGTCTCCGTACAACGTTCTTCAGGAACACTTCCATGGCCTCGTGGAGAAGCTGGATACCAACTATGAGGTATCCACGTTCCTGAACAACGTATTGCATTCCTTCATCGGCGTGCTGAGTGCCTTTCATAAGGATCCCAGGACGCTTCGGTTGAGGTATACCGCCGAAGTAGATGCACCAGGTGTCAGCCCGCGTCTCAAGATATTCATGGACTACACCTCCAGCGTTGGGGGTTTCTTGAGGCTTGAAGAAAAGCGGCTTTGGGAGCGCAACCCCACGGTCGTCATGTTGATGGAAGTCAACAGTGACGTAAGGGGTATGGCAGCCCGCGTCGTTGGTATCCTTGAGCAATGGGCTGCCCCACGCAAGATACCGTTCTCGGACATCCGCATCCCGAAAGCCATCATGGTAAAGGGTGGGGGTGCTCGCAAGACTATAGTGGCAGAGATCACGTATGAGTCTCCCATCATCAAGCCTGAAGTAACTATTGTAGGAGGATGACATGTATCCACAGGCGGCAGCTCCCTTCGAGGAAGGTGGTTCCAACTTCATATCTCCGACGATGGGCGCTTTGATCAGTGACCAGCGAAAGCTGACAGAGGCTAACCGTCGTCTTGCTGCTTTGGACACAGCTTCCAGGGAATCCTATACCTTCCACGAAACCCGAGCACGTCGCCTCGGTATCGATAGTCCCGCTGGAATGGCCCACCTGAAAGCCGCTCGTGCTATCCGTGCCGGTCGGTTGAGCAACCTTTATGAGCATGGTGACGAGATTGGTGAGATAGACCCCAAGGCTATCATGCGAGCCAACAGGGACGCCGTCTCCTGGCACAAGAAACGAGCCGAGAAGCATGGCCTGGATAGCGACACCGGCCACGCCCATGTCGCGATGCTCTCAGATCACCTGAACGCCTTCAACAAGGCCAAGAAGCAGCTTGCCAGTGTTGCGGGTGTGGCAGGCAGGCAAAGCCCACTCGCCGTCCCTGAGAAGTCGAAGCAACCTTCAGAGGATATCCGCCAGCGCAAGCCTCTGGTGAAATTGCAGCAAGGCCGCATAGACGCTGGTGGCCCTGGTAGCGGACCGAGGCCTGGACAACGGCGTGGCGGTGGTTGGGCATCTGAGGAACAAAAGCGCAAGGCGCTCGGCCCGGAAGAGTATGCCAAGGTGAAGGACTTGGCTGCTCAGCGGGCTGAACAACAGAGGAAAGAGCGCGACGAGAGAATAATGAGCAACGTTCGCGCTGAGCGGGAGCGGCGGAGGGCACTTGCGGGCAAAGAATCCCGCTACCTCGCCCCGCGCTACGATAGGAGCCACGAAGCGCGACGCCTGAAGCGCGAAGCGGCCTTGAAGGAGTTTGGCAAGAGGTAATCATGCTAACACAACCTGATCTCCAACCGTCGCAAGCCGATGATCCCGGCTGGGATGGCCAGTTCAACAGCTTCGGGCCTCGCAAGCCTGTCCACCGTGCCGAGCTCCGGTTGGTATCGCCGCCCGAGCAAGAACCATACGACGATACCTTCCGCCTGCGCGAAGCACAGCTTGCTCCTGTTCCCAAGCCTGCTCTGGGCCGTATGGACTCGGGGAAGCAGATCATCGAAGGCGAGCATCAGACGCTCTCAGTCCTTGGCAAGATAGGTGAAGCCATGGACGCCGATGATGACGACTCCCACATCTTGGAGCATCGCATCATGCTCGCCAACGAGAACCTTTCGGAGACAGGCCGTGCCGCGCTGATGGAGCATATCTCATCCCATCAGAAGAGCAAGAAGCGCAAGCTGAAGGCTGTCGCTGAGACGGACGCGGTGCCAACAGGCATCCCCCAGAAGCCCTGGTCTCCGGATCAAGGACCGCAATCGGCGGAGCGTAGACGAAGTGCTGGTCTGGCTACGGGCATGGAGTCCAGGATGAAGAAGTTCGACGCCGCCGTCAATCGTGCTTACGGACGCGGAGCCTACGGGCCAGTGAAAGAGAGATAGCCGATGGCTAACACAACTTCATCCCAAGGCCAGCTCCAACGAGCCGGCATCCGTGTTGCGCCGATGCAGCGGAAGCGTTCTCGAGAGATGGGTGTCAAGGGAATGAAGTGGGGTGTCACAAGGTCAGGTAGAGAGATACCACAAGGCGCGCACGATCCACACTACCAAACTCCCCCTGGCGAGTACAGCATAGTTAAGAACTTCCCAGGATGGTCAGACAAAGACCATGAAGATGCGGCACGCCATCTTCGTGCCATAGGCAAGACCAAGAGTGCTGAGCCTGATCGCTATAGCAACCTGCCTTCCCCCCGGTCAGAGTTCACAGCCCTCGCTAGAATGCACAAGGACGCTGCGCAAGAGATCCTCAAGGGCAAAACAACAGAATCTGTCAAGCGCCACCGGCTCCACGAATGCCGTCTACGTGAGATGAGCAGCCGTGCCTTCTTGGAGCCAGGAGCCGACGAGCAGGATGCCAAGCAGCCCAAGAAGAAGAGCCGTGTCTACCTCGTAACCATCATCGAGGAGGGTCTTGGCAACAGCAAGGACAAGAACTACTACTCCGGTGATGCGCTGAAAGGTGCTGTCAAGCTGTTCGACGGTGCCAAGGCTTTCTGCGATCACCCTGACGCCATATCCGAGAAGACACTGCCAGAGCGCAGCATGAAAGACCTGGTCGGCTGGTACACGGATTGCTACGTGGATACCAGACCGGATACAGGCAAGGCCCGGCTCCGTGGCAAGCTGCACTTCTTTCCAACGGCAAGCTGGCTGACCGGCATGATTGATACCATCCTTACTGACCCTTCCAGTAAGGACATGTTTGGTATCAGCATCAACGCAGTGGGCAAGACTCGCCCGGCCGAAATGAACGGTGAGGTAGTAAACCTGGTTGAGGAGTTCCAGCGTGTGGATAGCGCCGACGTAGTCACTGAGCCAGCGGCACGCGGCAAGTTTGAGAAGATACTGGAATCCAAACGTGGCGCTCGTAAGGTAACTACATCCATGAAGGGTAAACGTGTCCGTGAGTCTGGCGCTCTTACCAGTGAGCAGATCAAAGAAGTTGCTGACGGGCTGACACGTGGCTATTTTTCTGAAGATCCCGACGAGATGAAGACGGCGATACACGAAGCAGCTACCAAGCTGTACTCAGCGTCTTCTATCTCTGGGAAAGGCCCAGGGCAGGTAAACGAAGAGAAGTATACTAACGCACCCGCACCGATAGCGGATGCTGGAGGAAAGGGAGACATGAACAAACTGAACAGAAAGCAGTTGCTCAAGGCATCGGGGCGATTTGGCAAGAAAAAGAAGGCGCTCCGGGCCGCAGCGGGCACAGGCCCCGACAACGAAACCCTCCCTGAGCCTTCTCCCGAAGACATCGAGCCCATCACTGAGGCCGATGTCGAGGATGAAGAGACTCAAGAATTAGGCGACTTCGACGACTTCGGCGATGCCAGCAAGAAGGTGAAGGCATCCAGGGGCAAGGCAGCCCGAATCAAGGCTGCCAAGCTCCGTAGAACGGTCGCAGAGTCGCTGGAAGACGAGGACGAGGATGAGGACGAACAGCTCGCTCCTCCAACAGACCCGCTCGGTCGGCCAGCAGCGTCTGCTGCCCTATCCTCCGCTGAAGAGGACGAGGACGAAGATGAGCAAGACGACCTGGGTGGCGGCGACGAAGAAATGGGCGGTGGTGAAGACCTCGGTGGCGGCGAGCCCGACGAAATGGGCGATGAAGACATGGAGCCCGAGGGCCTGGAAGCCGAAGCTGAAGCCGAGGAAGACGAAGACGAGGCCGAAGAGGACGATGAGGGTGAGGCGCTCGAGATGTGCAAGGCATCCGGCAAGAAGAGGAAGCTTCACGCTGCCCGGCGTCGTTCTCAGGAAGCCAGCGGCTTTTATGGCAAGGCCGGAGACGCCGCTCTTCCGTCTCACGCCATCGGTGACTACACCGATGACTTCAAGACACCGAGTCGCGACACTTCGACTTCGGGCGTCGGCAAATCCTACAAGCTGAAGACCTCCATCGCAGGTCAGAATAAGCTGGCGCGTGGAGTCGTGAAGGAAGCCAACCGGCGCATCGAGAAGCTGGAAGGTGAGCTCGTGCGTCTGCGCGAGTCAAACCGCAATCGCCAGCGCAAGATCGACCGCTACGTGGGCATGGTCGGCTTCCACAATACCAAGGTGGAAGCGCAGAAGCTGCTGCGTGAGGCAGTCAAGCGCGACCTGTTCCCTGTCGGGTATGCTCGCACGCTGGAGCCCAAGCTGTATGGGATGAAGCGTCGAGAACAGATCCAGGAAATCAAGTTACACGCTCGCTTGCTGGAGTCCGCCAGTGACAGCGTGGTCCACCGCTTCCGTGAGGCTGATGCCGATTCGGAAGGCGTGGAAGGTGCTCCAGGCAGAGGCACTGCTGTATCCCAGTTCGGGACCAGTGGCGGACACTCTGACCTTGCCGAAGGTCTGGCAGCAGACGGCGTTCCGATGCGTCAGCGTCGGTAGCTCCCGTCTAAGGCTAGACAGTTTGGCATGCGTAAATTGAGACACGGAAGGGGGTGATGGCTAGTGTCTGTATCACGCAACAACATCAAGGTCGAGGAACGCCGCATCAGCAACGTTCCTATCTCTGCCGTTGCAACCTGTAACCTCGGTGACATGGTCAAGTGGGATGACACGAACAAGGTAGTCACTCCCATGACCGACGCCGACGAAGGGTCCGAGGAGTCCGCATGGTACTTCTGCGGTGTAGTCCAGGACCAGCAGCCGATCGCCAGTCTGGGTGGGGCGTTGCCGTTGAACCGCACGAACATCGTAGACCGTGGTTTAGTCGAGTTCTATGCGGACGACAACGCGACGTACTACCCCGGCGATTGGGTCTGCATCGGGTCCGACCCTCAGAAGGTCAAGAAGACCGGGGCCAGTGTCTGGAACGGTATTGGCATCGTTGCCATGGAGAACGGTTGGGCCGTCTCCGGTGGCGCTGCCGTGGGCAAGACGGCGGTGAAGGGGGTCACGAAACTAATCATCGCTATCCGGCCGCAGTGGAGCCTGGGCAGCGAAAGCGGCTACCCGTTCGGTTTCTGGGACTAGTAGGCTAACTTTTCAGAGAGGAGATGCTTGACATGTTCCAAAACATCTGGGACAGAGCGGCGAAAAACATCGATTGGAATTCGCCCCGTTTGAGCTTCCGCCGCCTCCGGGAAGCTGCCTACCAGCAGTCCTCAAGGTTGCGAGAAGCAAATGCTGAGTCTGCATTCGGTCAGCTTCTGCGAGCTGGCATCCAGACTTATGCGTTGAATGCATACAACACCGTTCCTGTCGTATACCCTGACCTGGTCACGGAAGTGTCCAGCAAGCGTTACCAGGAATTCTACGCTCCGTTGTACCGGCCGAACCTGCCTAAGCTCGTTCAGCGAGGGCAGAAGTTCCAGGACAATCCGATCGCTGGCTTGGATCGGGTGCTAACGAACTTCAAGTTCGGCATGCTGGAGTCGTTCGAGCGCGAGCTCTTTGACGACGACCAGACCGGCCAGATTAAGAACCGTGCCAGCCAGATGGGCGAGAACTTCAAGATCATGGAAGAAATCTACGTCATGGGCAAGATCATCGGTACCGGCCACACTGTCCAAGGCGTAGAGGTTCCGCCCGACATCACCTTTAGCGACACCGTTCCCGTGGGAGCGACCGGGAATGGCACCTACAATACCGGCAAGGGCAATCGCCCGGCGACCTTCGCCCGTCTCCAACAGACGACGCTGGAATCGGCCGACATCGCTCTGATGAACATCCAGGACCCGTTGGGCAACAAGTTCCTGGTCTCTCCGAACACGCTGCTGGTGTCCAGCACTGATAAGTTCGTCGCGGCCAAGCTGCTCAACTCTACCTTACAGCCTTCGGTCCCGAGTGCCACGGCGGGATCTACCGGCTACGTCATGACCATCAACCCTCTACAGGGACTGTACAAGCTCTTAGTCTCCAGGTTCTTCACTTCAAAGGCATGGATACTTGGTGATCCGAAGAAGTGCTTAGTATTCCAGCGCCGTGACCCCCTGGAGATCGTTCAGGAGCACCCCGCTTCCGGCCAGTCGTTCGAGATTGAAGCTTACCGCTTCAAGTCTCGCTCGCGGCTGGAAGTTGGCATGATCGACTCGCGGTTCTTGTGGGAGGGCAACGACGGCAGTATCTAGGCCAACGACCGACCCTGTGTGACGTGGGGCACCCAAACTTCTCGTGGTGCCCCACGTTCTATTTAGGCAAGGAGAATACCCCATGGAAGCTGTTCGAGAGAGATTTGAGACCAGAGTTGTTACCGACGAGAAGGGAACTACTACCGAAGTTTCCGACCGTCGCGTCGGTAAACCAGAGACCTTCGAGTTTGGTGCTCCCGATGACGTTGTCACCCAGGTAGTCAAAGGTGGGTACATCAAGAATTGGAAGCCCGACTTCTTTTCCTCATTGCATGAGCATGGTGTGGTCGCCAGGTTCTACTATGACACCCGCATCGCCGTTGACATTGGGAACCCTGACAGCAAGTTGGCTCGTAAGAAACGACGGCTGCTCCACAAGAACGGCTTCGCATATTTCTGCATCTCACCAGGCTACCCCGAAGATGCTGGTCAGCTTCTGAAGTTGCTCCAAGCTGCCATTCAGGAGTACCGTGAATACGAGAAGGTGAACCCTCGTCCGATTGTGTACCAGGAAGGTATCATCATCGGCGAGGATGGCAACCCGAGGACGGCCAAAGTTCGTGCCATTGACATCGACGTTGGTGGCAAGGTCATTGGTAGCACGGAACTCCAGGCACAGGATCTCCTGCGCACGTCACAGCCACTGTCTAAGGCTGACGCTGGGATGCTGCGTAGGAACGCGGCACTGTATGAGCATGTCCGAAAGTGCCTGACGGCTGGGCAGCCATTCCGGAATCCCTTCGTCGCTCGAAAGCGCAGGCAGTTCGATGTAGACTACGAAGCTGTGCCTGCCTGACGTTTCATACCCTTGTGCGCCCGCCTCTTTCCTCTGCTTGTCTTAGCGACCGTCGGCGCTGGGCTGAGTGGCTCCTGGGGCGGGCGCTCCCATTCTGTGATTGGATTAGGGGAGAAACGTCATGGTAGACAGACCATATGCCTTCTTAGAAGGCGCATCTCGTAGCTGCATATTCCGTGGTAACCTGACGCACGCTGCCAGACAGATACGCGAGTTGTATCCCATCGCTGCCTACGACCATCGTCCTTGGATGAGCGACCACGAGGGCGACCTCGCCAAGCACGCAATGGAAGAGTACAGGCGTGGCTATGCCTGCTTCAAGTGGGCCGTCGCTCGGATTCTACAGCCTAAGACAATCCTGGAAATCGGTGTCGCTGGAGGGGTATCAGCCAGAGCCTTCTTGTCGGCGTGCCCGGATGCGTACTACCTTGGTTTAGACAACGAGCAAGAAGACGACGCCATAGGGTTCCGGCTAGTAGAGTGGACCCGGGAGATGCTGGCCGATTGTGGGTTCAAACGCTTCGACATCGTTTTACAGGACAGTCGGGCACTATCACAATTGCCCAAAGCCAATCTCGGTATGAAAGACGCACCGTTCGATCTCATCCACATTGATGGCGACCACTGCTTTGAAGCGGCCAAACATGACATGCTCTTGGCCCTAGAATCTGGAGCACCCTGGATTCTGGCCGATGATGGCAGGAACTCTAAGACAATGGGTGGGATAATGAGTGCGCTATCGGAGTGGCATGAAGAACCCGAGGCTTTGGACTGGGCGTATTTCGAGGATACCTGGAGTGGCAGCATTCTCTTTGAAAGAGAGAAATCAAGATAGGGAGGCTTGTGTGAGATTTCTTCTTGCGCAGGGTATCGGGGACTGTCTTTGGGCTCTATTCAAGGTGCAAGATATTGCCAAGAAGATGGGTGATGGTAGAGTTGAACTGCACGTCGCCTGTACCCGCTTGGACTTGCTCCAGACTAGGGCCTTGGAATTCGTCAGGCGCTTCTCGTTCGTAGACTCTGCCCAGATGAAGATATTCCCCTCTGTCTTGAAGCGCGGTGAACCTCCGGCGATAGCACAGGGGCGGTGGAACTACATCGATGACTGGACCGAGGTAGACGGCTGCCATGCTCTGATGCCCAATGCTCATATTGAGGAGGGCAAACGGCTAGAGACGTGGCTCCCAGGCTTCGAGATGGACTGGACGATCGCTGATCGGTATAGCTTCTACCAAGGTGAATTGTTGGTAGCCGACGAGCTTAGGAAGAGATGCAATGGTGATTACTGCATATTCTGTCTTGGGGCCATCTCTGGTAACATCTTCGACGGCCACAATCGCGGGATGCTTTGGATGCCAGAGGACTGGGTCGCTCTGAGTAGGCGGCTGTGCCCGAAACACGTCCAGCGTATTGTAGTGGTCGGTGCGCCTTATGACCTCAGCTATTGGGAGCATTTCGTAAAGCCTCTACTCTCAGAAGAGGAGAGCAAGCGGTGGATCTCCACCATCGGGGACTGGAACATCAGTACGACATTTGCTGTGGTCAGGAACGCCAGGTTCATCGTCTCGTTTCAGTGTGGCATCGGTATCTTCGGTAGCTACCTGAGAGTCCCAACGGCCATATTCTGGCGTCCCTACGGCGACTCTATCTCATGCGAGTATAGGGTCACGTTTTCTGAGGACGAGGCATCAGCTTGGGTAGCGCCGTACATGCTACCAGATAAGCACTTGCCCTGCATCTACACGAAGCACTCCGCAGAGCAGATTGCTTGTGAAATCATAGCTAGGAGTTGGTGATGAAGAAAGTCATCAATGCGATGGGCCAGGCTGTGAAAGTCATGGACTTCGCGGAGTTGCAGGCGCTACAGGGGTTTGTCCATAAGTATGAACGTGGCATGGACCTGTCTGACAAGCGCCTCGTGGTGAGACATACTTGGGGTATCGGTGATACTCTCTTTGCTACGCCTGTCGTCAAAGAACTGAAGCGGCTATACCCAACTTGCAAGATAGCATTTGCAAGCTCCTGGCCGGACGTCCTGAAACACAACCCAGATGTCGATGATATCCTGCCCGTCGGAGAGTTTAATGCTGGGGATTGGGTTCACAGGTTTGGTGGCCACATCTGGGTCTTAGATTTTAACTTGCCAGGTCTAAAGGACGGTAGGGTCAGTCCGAAGATCAGCGAGCATCTGCTAGAACTGCTCCGCCGTCAGCCAGCACAACTGAACAACCATGAGAGGGAATTCATAACTCGCTCTCGGAGCTTGTACACAGGCCGCTACAAGCAGATTGTGCTGGACGCCTACTGCGAGCGCGCAGGTGTGAACCCCGAGGTCAAGACCGTCTATTACTACCCAACCGACGAGGAGCTACAGCGCCTCCAAGGCTTCATATCTGGCTTCAGGAATGAAAATAGGAGAGTCATCGTTCTGTCTCCAAGTTCTAGTTCCTTGCTTAAGGACTACCCCTACTGGAATGACGTCATACGGCAGATTCCCATTACTACTACGTGGCTTCTCGTAGGAAACCCCCACGACCGCTGGCCAAATCCGTCGAAACCAAATGTCATAGACCTCCGTGGAGCGTTGAAGCTACGTGAGTCGGCCGCGCTGACGCTCGTTACCGATCTCCTCTGTTGTAGCGATACTGGGCTTCTGTACGTCCGTGCCAGCAAGAACTTGCCTTGCATAGCCCTCTATGGCCCACACGAGCCCGAAGCCTTCCTGAAGTATTTCCCAAGCGTGCTGGGCTTGCGTAGTACGACCGTCTGCTCTGTGGGGTGTGGCGTAGATGCTGTCGCTTGTAGTGATAGCACGTCCGCTCCATGTATGACCGCGCTAAAGCCCGAGCTCGTAGCCGCCCACATCCTTCAGGTGCTAGACCTAAAGTAACTACACCTAGAAGGGGGATCCACTACATGTCTGGTTTCACAGCTATTCTGCGCGGAGCAAAGTGTGAGCTGTCGGCCGTGTTGATCCGTGGTGACGGTACGCGGAAAGATCTGGGCGTAATCGCCAAGAGTTCGACTTGGTACACAACCATACGAGGGTGGTTGCGGGGTCTTCTGCTATTGGCCTGCGTCGTAGCCTTCATCGATGGAGCAGTGCAAGGCGATCTACTCGGTTGGCTAATTGCAGCCGGGGGTTGCACGCTAGGCATTGTCACTACCGTAGGCGTGAACTACATGGCCAGTGACTTTGCATCGGGTGGCTCAACCCCGACCATCAGCGGCTTCAAGTTCCACGACTCTGGCGTCGGTACAGGTGGTGCAGTAATCGGGGATACCGCTCTTGGTTCCCCCGCCGGGTCAGCACGAGTCACGGGCACGCCGAGCAACCCCAGCGCCAATATCTACAGGTCGGTGGCTGCTATTGCCTACACCACCACGTTAGCCATTACCGAGTGGGGATTGTTCTCGGCCTCCACAAGCGGGACGTTGTGGGATCGTCGCGTGTTCGCGGCCATCAACGTGGTGAACGGCGACAGCATTCAGTTCACCTACAACTTGACCGTTCCCAGTGGTGGTTCATAAATCGCAGTTGTGGCGAGGAGTGATTCATGGCTATCTCAACGCTGGACGGGTACATTGCTGCTGTGAAGCAACGGTTGACCTGGTACAAAAGCGGCAGTCGGACCTCCGTTGCAGCATTGCCCACTACTGTGTTTGACCAGGCTGGCAATCCAGGAGCTGGGGCGTTGGCAATAGGCAATACGGCGGCCGGGATAGTGCCTGTCAGTACGGATGCCGGTTATCCCCTCATCCGTACCATCACCAACACTGGCTACCTCTCGCGGGTGGAGTTCAGCAGCCCGGTGGCCTGCCGTTTGATACTCTTCGACCGCCTCTTTGCGGCTGGGGCTTATGCCTACAATGCCGACACGACTCTGGCTTCGCAGCCTAGCTATGCGGGCCGGGTTCCCGGGGCGAACTACGCGGGTTTGGAGCTTTGGGTGGAGGCCGTTACGGCTTTCACTTTGGTACCGGCCTTCGAGATCAACTATCTGGACCAGGATGGTGCAGCCGGTGACACAGGCTCTATAGCCGCTCCTAATGCACTTATCCTGGGTCGGTGTTTCCAGTTGCCCCTAGCAGCCGGTGACAACGGGATACAGCAGATCACCAGGGTACGTTGCATAACGGCTTCGGCCGGCACGTTCAACGTCATGGTCCTGCGTCGTCTATGGACCGGGCGGGTGACGATTGCCAACGCCAATGATGTCTATGATCTGCTGTGGACCGGAATGCCACAGGTTTACTCGACTAGTGCGTTGTACGTTATGGTTGCGGCCGATAGCACGGCGACCAGTACTCCGGAGTGTGCGTTTGAGGTAGCCGATGGCTAACATCTGGAGGAAACAGCCGAGCGGCAGGTTGCGTCACGGCAATCTTCTGAGGAGAGCACCGACTGACGCCTCGCAACTAATCGCTACGGGCTTTTTCGTTGGCCTATCTCAAGTTCTGACCAGTTCCATGTCAGCCTTCTCTGGGGTGGTGACCCGCTTCCCGCAGAAAGTATTTGCCGCCATGGTGTCCTCGCTTGCTGCCACACTTCTCAAGTTTACGACTAAGGCTGGTATGGCTGCTGGTATGAGCAGTTTTGTGGGCTTGGTCGTGCGCATTGGGCAGAAAACTCTGAGTGCAAGTACGATTGCATTCACGGGAGGCATTGCCAGAATTACCAGTAAGTCCCTACCATCATCTATATCAACGTTTGCCGCTACGGTTTCTATGTTGGTAAACAAGACGTTACCGGCCTCTTTAGGAGCATTCAGTGCTACAGTGGCTAGGAAACTCGCCAGAACGGTATCGGCTTCCATGAGTGCATTTGCCGGGGGGTTAGTAGGGGTTCATACCTTTGTTATTACCCTCGCCTCGTCAATGGCTACGTTCTCAGGTGCCGTAGTGAGGTTGACAGGGAGGAGCCTACAGTCGGCGATGGCTGCCCTCACTGGGACAACAAGTCGGCAGGCTAATCGTGTTCTACCGGCTGCGCTGTCTACATTCTCAGGGCAGACTTTGAAGTGGACTGGGAAAGGGCTGACCGCCTCTGTATCCACTTTCTCAGCAACGATGTTTCGGTGGGTCAGCAAGAGCTTGGCGGCATCAATGGGCAGTTTCCTCGGTACAGCAGTTCGCAAGGCACAGAAGGTTCTGCCAGCCTCGATGCCCACTTTCTCAGCGACCACTTTTCGTGCGACCTGGAAGGCCCTGCCGTCCTCCATGTCCGCCTTCACTGCCAGTGTTTCCCGTGCTGCTGCCAAGACGTTTGGTGCAGGCATGGCCTCGTTCTCTGCTGTGGTTACACGGAGTGCTCGGAAGGTTGTCAGTGCTGGGATGAGTTCGCTGTCTGCCACCATAGCCGCCGTTCTGGGTGGTGGGGCGCAGGTCTACGAGAAGGTATTCGATGCAGTGATGTCCTTCTCGGCCACAGTCAGTCGGAGTACCTCCCGGTCGGTGTCGTCCTCTATGTCCGCATTCAGCGGTACTCTTCTGCGATCCGCACGGAAGGTGACGGTATCTTCCATGAGTATGTTTGCTGGCCAGATTTCAAAGCAAGTTGGCAAGGTTCTATCAGCTTCCGTGGCCAACTTCTCAGCCGCCCTTTCTAGGTATGTAAAGAAGACCATCAGCGCAGTGCAGTCCGTCTTCGCGGCGCAACTGCGGAAACGGACTCTCCGTGTCATGAACTCCGAGATGTATCAGCACAGCGCCCAGATGGTGCGCATCGCACAGAAGACCGCATCGGCATACATGGGCTCTTTTGCTGGCTCTCTTGGGACTATGGCTGGCAAATGCTTTACGGCCACAATGAGCTTCTCTGCTGGCTTACTCAAGCACACCAGCCACAGCATCAATGCCACTCTCGTCCAGTTCTCTGCCGAGATTGCGCCTAGGAGAGTGATAGCCTGGGTGATTGACCAGTTGCATGTGATACGACCGATGGTGGCAAGCCTTCTTGGCGTGCGCTCTGCCACGCTTGAAGTCAATGGCATTCTGACGAAAAGTTTTGTTGTTACCGCTTCTGGACTATTGGTGGAGTAACCAACATGGCATTCCCCAGCAAAATCACGCTCTCACCGCTGAATAGCCAGATCGTAAAACTTTCTGGGCTTCAGAATAGCCTGACTGGCGTCTACCTCAATAGTGCTGCTGTCATGGTTACTCTGGTTGATCGCAGCGGGAAGCCCGTCGCTGGTTGTACCAATCTGGCATTGATCTATGATGCTGGTTCAAACGGCAACTACCAAGGCATGATTGACGCCAGTTTCAACCCTCCAGTCGGTGAAGGGTACACGCTCAGGGTCGTAGCTACACAGGATGGGAACACAGCGAATTGGTCCATCGCCGCAGCGATTTCGCGGCGGACTTCTTAGACTACTGTAACTTCTGGTAGGAGGCCCAAATGTCTGCCTGGAAGCAAGCTGACGTCATCCGTGCAGTCCGTATTGAGGTATCCGATGAAGTGGGTGGCAAGACACTGTTCCAGTATAGCCCCTTCATCGGTGAGCAGGACGGCGCAAACGCCATATTCCAGATACCGCAGACGCGGATAGCTGAAGACACCCTCAAGGTCTACAGCGATGGCGTGCTGCTCACTCTGGGTGTAGACTACACCCTGGATGACCCGATGGTCGGGCAGCTGACTTTCGCAGCGCCTCCTCCTGTAGAAAACTCCCTGACGGCCACGTTGAGCTGGCTGTTCTTCTTGACCGCCGAGCTTGACAGGCACCTGAACCGTGCAGCCAACGACCTGAACTACCCGACGTACCACACGGACGAAGCTACGGTTGCTGACTCAGAAGCAACGGCAGCAATCGCTGATATCCCAGATGGCCTGAAGACAGCCATCGTCATGTTGGGGGCGTACCATGCTTCCCATGCGTTGGCTCAGAGGTTTGCCAGCAAGTACGATGTGAGCGTTGGAGAGCAGGACTTCACCTTGTCGCAGCTTGCGGATCACTATGAGAAGCTCGCGTCGCAGCTATATGATAGGGGCATCAAGGCCAGAGACGAGTTCTACAAGGCCAGTGGTCAGCAGTATAGGGCGTCGGTGGCTGCACAGGGCTGGATGCTGCCACAGGTCACTCCGAAACGGTAACATACGATGGACGTAGGCATTCTAAACTGGCAGGCATGTGAAGTCGTAATGGCGCGCAACGCCTTCCTTGCGCAGAGCCAATACCTGCACCGTGCTATCATATTCTGCAAGTTCGCTGGGTTCACGATCGAAGGCTCCGGCGACGACCTGATCAGGACGCCAAGCTTCAAGAAGCGCAGGGAGCACGTCTGGCTCTCACAGATCAAGGTCTTCGACACGGTCAAAGGTGGCTGCTTCACCACTGGCGACCTGGACGTCAATAGCATATTCCAGATCCGTGGTTACAATCCAGGCTTCACTCTCCCTGACGGCACAGCGATCGAAGAGTATGTAAGCGACCACATCATCTGGAATGGAAAGCTCTGGACGGTTGCCGACCAGATTGAGCCGGTTCAGGTTGGCTACCTCAGCACTACCATATTCTGGCGTACCACGCTGCGCAGGAGCGACAGGACCGGGGCTGGGCTTACGGCGGGTGCTCAATGAGTCTAGTTCTAACTTGGGAGGACGTTCAGGTCATCAGGCAACGTGTGCTCAAGGAATCTACCCTTCGAGAATTCGGTGTCAAGGGCATGAAGTGGGGTGTTCATACAGGTAAGGAGGGTATGACAGGCAGAGCCCGGAGTCATGGGGACATCCCAGCCAGTATCAGAAGTAGAAATTGGAGTGCTGTCAAGGCATCTGACTTGGCTAACCCCAGCGTATTCAGCTCTACCCACCCCGCAGTCTCGCACTTGTTGGACCAATTGATGGAGGGGTCGGTTGGGCTACAGCTCCCTAACGCAACGTATGGCAGGCTGGTGTCGGCATTGCAGAACTATGCAGCCAACAATACCAACCTTTCTACTGTCGAGCGTGAGGCTAGAAAGTCCGATCCTCTGGAACTTGCGGTAGAGGCGTATCTAGGATCTACCAACGCACCTAAGAGCATCAAGATGTTCTTGAACGGGGCCGAACGTGCGCTGGCGCGAGCAGGCGGTGAAGACCGTTGGGCGTCGGCATTTGGTGGTGGTAGAGCCAGCGGGCTCCGTGATGAGGCTAAAAAAGAATTGGAAGAGCTTAGGATGACCCCTAAAGAGAGGAGACAAAAAGAGCGAGAAGATGAGGATAGGGCTGCTGGGGGTGGTAGGGAATTTGTCAAGTTCTATGGAGAGCACCTCAAGCCGCTTGGTTTTAAGAAGGGCGGTGACTACGAAGGAGCACTAATCAAGCGATTGCCAGGGGGTAAGAGCTTGCAAGTGTGGCCTAGTCGTGGGCCAGGAAGGGTGAACTACGAACTGGGTAAGGGTGGGCTTAGTCTTGCGCGAGATGCGAGTTTCGACAAGTTCCTGAAGATGGTTCCAAGGCTCTAGGGTGTATACATAAATGCCAAACGACCGCACCGTCAAAGGTCCCGGATACCAGCTTATCATAGCGACAGGATCTGTCTCCAAGAAAGTCGAGCAAGCCATCCTCGACGGTCTCGCCAAAGCCGGGGATATCTACCTCGAAGAAGTGGACAAGGTCACGGATCTGACCGACCACGACTTGAACGAGCTCAGGAAGTTGGGTCATCCATATGCTGTAGAAGCCGAAGCCCGTGGTGTTCCGCCTGTTCACAAAGATGACCGTCTTCTCCACGAGCAGAGCGGCTACCTCAAACTCTCCATGGGCCTGAATGCAATAAAGCAGACTGCCCGCCGATTCAGTCAAGTGATAACAAGCCGCGCTCCCTACCTGGCGTGGCTCATAGCTGGTACACAGACTATGCGCCCTCGCCGCTTCCACGAGCTCGCATATCTACGTGGGCGCACCAAGATCTGGGCTCCTCTTAAGCAAGCGCTCAAGGGCGTGCGCCATCGCATAGTGCTGAAAGGTTAGTAACTTTAGGTGTGATGCTTCTAACCCTGAAGCGACGGTGGTTCACGGAAGAAAGCACAATCGGCGATCTGTTTGTCGATGGCGTCCGTGAGTGCTTTACCTTGGAGGATTGCGTCCGTGAGAAGCCTGGTGTACCTGTCACCGAGTGGAAGATCCCAGGCAAGACTGCGATCCCCTATGGCTCCTATGACGTGATCATCGACATGTCGAATCGCTTCAAGCGTCGGATGCCGCATATCCTGAGCGTCCCAGGGTTCGACGGGGTTCGTATCCACATTCTGAACGTAGCAACAGAGACAGAGGGCTGCGTTGGGGTGGGCCAGGGGCGAACAATAGACAAGATATTCCATAGCAAGCTGGCCTTTGACGCTCTCTTTGCCAAACTCGACGCTGCCCTGGAAGTTGGGTCGGTTCGTATATCTGTAGAAGACGGTCGGAACGATGGAGAAGCTAAACAGGCAGGCGCTGAAGACGCTGCGTGAGTCGGTGTTTCCGACTTTCCCGGCTCATATCCAGGCCGCGTTCCCGACGATCAAGGACGAGAACGGGGACCCCCAGCCTAACATCGTGATTGGTAGTATCCAGGAACTTGGGGCCAGCCCGGCGTTCCCACTTATCACAGTGGACAGCGAAGGCGCTCCGGAAAGCATAGTTGGCTGTTATATCCAGGCCCGGATGTCTCTGGACTTCTGGGTCAGTTCACAGCAAGGTAGCAATATGGACGGTCGGAGATTCGTTTCCATATTGCAGCAGTACGCTTTCAAGATCTTCAATGCAGGCAACTGGTCAGGCAACGGCATCATGATAGAGACGTGTTTCGAGATCGAGCGTTCTAAGATGCTCTTCGAACCAACCAACAAGGTTCACCACATCGCAACTGTGTACCGCGTCGCGGCTGTCAGCCAAGATTGGTACTGAGGAGGAAAGGTATGTCGGCACAAAGCAGTCAGCTTCTTCAACTCCTGGACGAGCGTCATATCCTGCTCGGCCATGGGATCATCCAGTTCGGCAGTCCCCCCGTCAACCTCGGGCAGATCAAGGGTGACGCGTCGTTCAACTACACGCTTCGGCCCTATGACGTGAAGGGTGGCAACCCCTTGATACTACTCCGCCGCTTCACTCTGGAAGAGACGTGCAACATCACGGTGCCACTGCTGGAAGTGCAGGCCACAACGCTGTCTATGTGGTTCCGAAATTACAGTGCTGGCGCGAGCGAAGTCGTGGGCACGCCCTCAGGCAGTGGAGTTCTCTATTCCCAGACGTTCGGTGGTAACGCTCGCGTCCCGTTCTCAGGCTTGACGTTCACCCATCCGACGCCAGAGGGTGGGTATCTCACGGTGACTGGTTACTCCGTGTACCCACCGCTCGATCTGCGGCTGCCGTTCCCTGAGCAGCGTGAGACGATATACGATGCGGTGTTCGAGTTCCGCCATGATGCGAACCGCCAGCCTGGTGACCAGCTCGGTAAAGTGGACTATTTCGTCGTGCCAATAACCGCCTAGGATTTCGAGACTCAGCAAGGTACTGAGCCTCGTGCATAGGAGTGGATATGCCAAACAGTATTGACACTTGGCTGGCGTCGGGGATGAAGGTTGCGATTGGAGGGCGGGAGCTGGTGATGATGCCGCTCCCGCTCAGCTATATCCACAGGCTCCTAGAGGGCTTCCAAAAGGGCGTCCTGAAATCCCTTGGCGCTTTGGATGTACAGAAGGGTGGGAACGCTCTGATGGAGTTGATCCAGGGGACGCTCTCCAACCTGGATATCTCGGGTACCTGCTTCGAGCTGTTCTCGTTTCCGAAGCACCCAGGTACTAAGACGCCCCTCAACGCCGATATCTCCAAGGAGTTCTTTGAAGACTACCTGGATACTCCAACACTTCGGCGTATCATCCAGACGTTCATCAAGGCCAACGAGCTGGAGGAGACACTAAAAAACTTGCAGAGCCTGCCAGGAGTCCAAGCGATGGTGACGGCGCTGACAGTGACGCTTGGACAAGAATATTTGAACTCTGTGCAAGCGAGTATGGCTTTGGCCCTTGGCAGGTCGGACGACTCACTCTCCCCCAGCTTACAAGATATCTTGCCGGATACTGCAAGCGAGCTACCGGCAAGTGGCCCCGGGAGCACGATGGAAAGCCTGCCCCCGGTCCAGTAGTGGGGGAGAAGCCAAAGCCGACGATGGTACGGTCCAAGCTGGATGAGGTTCGTAAGGCACTGTCTACGCTGCCGCAAGGCGAAGCGGCCGATGCAAGAAGCCAGCCTTACAGCTTGAAGGGCTTCCGTGGTGTCCATGTTGTAGACGACGCCAGGGGATTTCAGGAACTGGACGAGCGGTACAAGCAAGCGATAGCCGAGATGGAAGGAAACAGACGTGGGCGCTCCTCTTGACATCTTATCTGCCTTCTTCAACCTGGAGGTCCGGCAGGACCAGTTCGATAAGGGTCTGCAGCAGGCAGAGCGTAAGGCTGAAGATTCGACGAAGGCAATCGCCGGTCACTTCAGCGCTATGTCCGTCGCTGTAGCCACGGCTATCGGTATTGGCGTCATAGAATCCCTCCGTAGAGCCGCTACTCATACCATCCAAGCCGCTACTGAGATGCGTAAGCTCGGCGCTCAGATGGGCATGACTACCCAGCAGGCCGCCGAGTTTATGCAAGTCTTTGAGATGTTTGGCGTCAAGGGCCATTCCGCAGCACGTTCCATCATGATGCTGTCTTACCGGATGGAGCACTTGCAGCGTGCTATGGACCCGTTCGCTGACAAGGTCGGCCGTATGCTTGGGCCATTGAAGGACGCCCAAGGCCAGGCTCTCGGGACTGCTCAAGTGCTGGAGTTGATACGCCAGAAGGTGAACGCAGCAGGCTCGGCCATGGAGCAGCTGAACATAGTACAAACTATATTCAGCCGCCGTCTCGCTGGGGAGATGCTACCTGTACTGAAAGCATCTAGAGAGGAGTGGGATAAATACATAGCAGGGGCTAGAGAGACAGGCGAGATCGTGACCGAGGAGCAAGAACTTATGGCTCGCAAGGTCATGATAGCAAGGCGCGAGATCGAACAGTCATTCAGCGCTCTCCAACTGCAAGTGGGTCAGCATCTTCTACCGTCGATGTTGGCGGCTGCTAGGGCCATAGGGGAGGTTGTTGAAGGGGTGGCCAAGTTCGCCAAGTCCCATCCTGACTTCACCAAGATGGTAGCTCTCATCGGTGGGCTGGTGATGCCGCTCACTGTTGTTTCCGGTCTGGCCCTCGTAGCATCACGTGGCATAGCATTCTTCAGTACTGCAATCCGCGTCCTCGGGGGCGATGCTGCTCTGCTACACGGCGCTCTTAGCAGAGTAAGCGCGATACTTGGGATGGTCACAGGTGGGGAGAGTGCTGCGGCTGCTGCCACTCAAGCTCATACGGCTGCTATGAACGAAGAGACTGCGGCTGCTGTGATGAACACTGCTGCACAAAGAGCTAGAGCAGCAGCAGCGGGTGTGGGGGCAGCAGCTTCTGGGGCTGGTGCAGCAGCCGGGACAGGAGCAGCGGCAGCCGGAGTCGGGGGCATAGCGCTCGTCAGCGGTATCCTTCTTCGCATTCTTGGCGCGGTCGGCTTGGCCGTGGCAGCAGCGGCAGGCACGTATTACCTGATGAAGTGGTTGGCCCCCTCCTGGGTTGAGTACGCTCAGAATTGGTGGAGGGGTGAGAAGCACGCGGGCCAGGCCAGCAAGGAGGAAATAGAACGAGCCAAGACTGTGACTATCGGAGTTGGGGCAAAGCGCGAAGAGGACCTTCGCCTGGAGCTCAAGGCTGTCCAAGACTATTACAAGGCCGTCAAGGAAGCAGAGCAACTGGGGCTGGCAGGCACACGTGAAAGAAGGGAAGCAGTAGCACAGGAAAGGGAAGTCCTTGCCCAGCGCCGCCGTCAGATCGAAGAAGACGAACTACCCAAGCTGGAAGGCACTCAGCGTATAGCGTCCGAAGCCAAGCTGCTACAGATCCGTATTCAGGATGCAAAGCTGGTAGCCGCTGAAGCAATGGAGGGCTACAAGCAAGAGGAACTCGCACTCAAAGCCATAGGCGCTCTTACCATGGAGCGTGAGATGGATATTCTACAAAGGAAGCTGGCTGACGAGCGCATTGTTGGGGAGCAGAGGCTGAAGTTGGAAGCCGAGCTGTTCTCCAAGCGTCAGAAGTACGCTGAGGAGATGGTGAAGTCGGCCAGAACGATGGGCGTCATCGGTGCTGGGGAAGAGATAGGATTCAGGACAAACAAGGCACGAGAAGCCTTGGCAAGAGGTGACGTCAATGCAGCGGTTCAGGATCTCTCCAAAGCGAGAGAACTAGCCAAGCAGCAGGTGGACTCTGTCCTGGACTATGCTAAGAAGCTGAGGGTAGTTGGCCTTGCCGAGGAAATAGACTTCCAGAAGGCAAAGCTGGACATCATCAGGGGCAACGCCGAGGAAGAGAGAAAGATCATCGGCTCCATCGCCGACCTTGAGAAGCAACTGTATTCCGAACGCCTGAGCGCTGGCCTCAGCTACGTGAAGAGCATGGACCAGATGTACAAGAAGATGGAAGAGTCGGGCAAGGGCGGCGGAGAGGATATGTCCTTCGAGAGGGCTAGAGAGGAAGCAGGCCGGAGCCGCATAGAGATATTCCGTGCCGCTTCTGAGTTTGGCCTCGGGGGAGGCACAGCCCAGCAGAGGGACTTCGCGGTTGAGGTTGCTCAGTACGTGATGAAGGAGCTCCAGGACAGAGCTAAGACAGGCTTGCCAGTAGAACAGGATATGAGAGAGTTCTGGATGTCTGCTGGTAGGGAGATACTGTCTAGAGCTTCCGGACGCCCCATTGGAGAGATCCCAGTGTCTCCTGGCACAGCCGGTCCTATAGCTGGCTCGCTGACTTCTCCTGCTGAGGGCTTTCTCAATGCTGGGTTAGCCAGGAGCACTGAGGTTCCCAGGCTGGACACGTCCTTCGTTGACGTGCAGATCCGTCTTAGGGATGTTCTACAATCAGTGATCCCCAACATCATGAACTTTGGCAATGCGATAGCGGCCACGACCGCAAGGATGGGCGGGGTGGCTGCATTTCCTCCGTCGCAAACGCAGTATGCCCTCCAGCCTCCAGGTTCCCAAGGATTGACGGCTCCGCCTGTCAATCTGGTGCCGTTGCCTGGGGGCGGAATGGCTACTCAGCTATCCGCATCTGAATCTGCTGAATTGCACGGAAGGGCTGTGGCTAGGGCCATCCGAGATGTGTTTGCCGAGAAGAGTCAGCCGGAGCTAGACGCTGCCACGGCTCTGTTGAAGAGGATGCAATCTGGAGTAGATATCCTGGAAGGCGCTGGTAGGGTTATTCAGCAGGGGCAGAGGGTGATAGTGGAGTTACACTATGATGACAGCACTGATAGGCTTTCCGCAAAGGTCGGAAAAAGCATAACTGAGGCTTTGAGGCAATACTAGGAGGCGGTCATGAGTGTACCATCGAAAGTCGTGGGTGCGGGTAACGCAAGTTCCGCCCAGAACGTATTCAAGGTGACGTTCAGCCAAGCATTGGCCAGCGTCCCTACATTGGAAGCATGGGATGATGCCACGTTTGCGACAGTAGCCAAAGAGATGTTCGCCGGGACTGCGGTCAACGGCAACATCCCATTCCTGTCTGCTGTCGCTACGAGCAATGGTGCCCCAGCCTCCAACTGGAAGCCTGCCTCGCCTGGCGCTGGCGGAGCTACTGCCAACCGGCTGAAGGGGACTACCAACTATGTGAATCTGGCTGCGGCTGCCCCTGGCGCGAGTGGGTACGTTAGGTTTAACTTGTGCTGGGAAATACCTTCCGACGCCAGCGTGCCTTCCACCAACACGATGAATGGCGTGCTTGCCATTAGGTTCGCATATTCTGGGGCCACCCCGAGCCTTACGTGGCAGTTCAATGACAGCGGTGCCGGTGGCACGGAAGGCGCTCCGTCCTGGACTACTATCACTCCTGGCGCTGCTGGCCACGTCATTCGTCCGGCGGACGCCAGCGCAACGTCGGCGAACCTCGTCTTGACCAAGCCTACGTCCAGCACTCTGGACGCGGCTACAGTCTGGGTCGCGGCAAGCTAAGGAGGGCTGCTACGATGAATACTCTGTTGATGTTGCTGTTCCAGAGCCCAGTGGCTGAAATAGCCCCGCCGCTGGCAAATGTGACTCTGGCTGGGGTTATATTCTACTTCTACCGTACGGACAGGAAGTCCTCCGAGAAGAAGCACACTGAGCTGGCGACTCAATTACTGGCCGAGAGTAAGCGCCACGAGGACGCTCTGAAGTCTCTGGTGGGGGGATTCCTGGATGTTGTAACAAAGTCCACGGAGTCCCTATCAGAGATGAGTGCTAACATGCGGCTATTGACCAACGGCCAGCTTGCAGATATCCGGGCAATGATGGGCCCGAAGGCTGCCACAACAGGCAGCGATAGGGAGGGCTGATGTGGGTAGCAAACTTTGCCGATGGTGGGTCCATGAGCGCGAAGCAATGCGACTGGACAGACTTGCCTCAGGATAGACCTATATCCGGAGTCCAGCTTGTACACTCCCTGTCCCGCCTGTTCATCAGCCTTCAAGGGATGAAGTCGTACTACTACGTTCGTGAGGCAGTCGCGACTGCGGGCCAGAAGATGCCTACGATCATATCTGAGGCCGTCGGTGGCCTGGACCCAGAGTTGGGTATCGGTATCGAGTTGCGCTTGGACTTGATTGGTAGCGCGGTAGCCTGTCGGCACTTCAAGAGTGATCGGTTCAAGTACGACAAGGGCATACTGAGGCTGGGGAAGAACGGACAGGCAGCAGATGAGCGTAGACAAAGCACATAGCGGTGACGCGGTCGTAGCAATCACTACCAACGCAGCACATCAGGCCGACGCGATCATTCTAGTCACGGACCTGGAGTCTGTCCTGCTGGCGGCTAATGTCATCCCAATAATGATAGCCGGAAACTACGTCAAGATGGCCGGTTCCCTGGCTGACGTTGCTTTGGACTACGTTCTGTTGGCAGCAAGCCTGGTAGCCAACGATCAGAGTTGTGCCAAGCTGGCTGCTCGTCTGGTTGCTATGGCCACGGATTACACCAAGCTGGAGGCAACCTTGGCTCATGGGGGCAGTAGCTACTCCAAACTGGCTGCTCTGTTGGCCAGCCAGGCAAGAGAGTACGTGACTATCGGTTGTACTCTTATTGGCATCATTCAGCCGGACAACGCTCTCAACTATCCGTCCAACGCATTCGTTCGGCTTGGGGGATTTCTGGTTCGCGCAGAGGAGGGCAACTAGGTGGGGCACCAGATTCCAGAGTCAGATGTAGAGGACTTCGACTCTTCAGCGGTTGCTGCTGATGCATATCGGGCTATATCTGCTATCAAGTTGGACGGTGTCACTCTCATACTCAGGAGCTTCGTAAGTGGTGTCACTTCCTTCCAGACTAGGACAAAGCAGTGGCTTCGGAGAGTTGACATTGCTCCGAGCGGCATTCTTCTATCTACTGAAGTCAAGAAGCACACCCTCCCGAATGGCCAGGTAGTCACAACAACCACAGGGCGTAGGCAGGTCAAGGATGTAGAGATCGTAACAGTCACAACCCAGAACGCTGCTACCCCTAGCAGAACGACGGTCGTAGAGACTCAGACCGATAAGTCCGGCACTCAAACCAAGCGAGAGATTTCTACTACTGACGAGCAGGGCATCAAGCGGACAGAGGAGAAGAAGACTGTCCATACGGAGCCACCCGATAGGGACAACGTCCAGCCAATCAAGGTCGTAACGCTAGATGGGGTGACTCACTACCAGTGGTTTGGAGTAGAGAACCCCGACTGGGCGGCTGGCGATCAGCAAGGAACTACCACTACTAACCGCTCCGAGCAAATCATACCAGGGCAATTGAACGGTCAGGAAGTAGATTCGTTCGGCAATCCTATTCTGGTGAAAGTGGTTGACGAAGACATAACTCACCCGGATGGCAGGATCGAGCATGTCCACACTGAGACGGCAGGTATCCAGCAGCAGGCAGGAACCACGGTCACTGACGAGCAAAGCACGTTCTCAGGGTCTCAGGTCAAAACTGTTCGGACAGTCACGCACCCGGACGGCTCAAAAACTATCACTGACATCACCACCGATGTGGGTACAGGCGACAGTGTAGAAGTTGCTACTCAAATTGAGACCGACGAATTCGGACAGGTCACTACAACGGTCGTCACTACCCGGACAACGACAGTCCTAGACTCGGATACAGGTAGATATCAAACCAACGTCAAGAAGACCACGGTGGTGACAAGAGGTGGGGTCACTACAACGGATGTCTCGGAGACCACAAGAGACAGCTTCGACGACGACCTGCTGGACAGCAAGGTCAAGGTCTTCCTCATCCAGGAGTTTACCATATCCTGTATCATAGACAGCGATGCCCTAGCGGGTCTGTTCGAGAAGAACCTGAAGCATCAGATGAACTGGGCCAAGATAGAGCTTCTCACCCAGATGCTTGGCAACTTGGACCTGAGCTGGGATTTGAGGCAGACCCTCATGTCTCAGTATGACAACGCGATGGCAAACCTGAATCCTATGGAGATGGAAGCACTTGGCAATACTTACAACGTGGTGTTTGCCCCTTCGGCCAGTGCTTTCAGGTCGAACCTTGTGGTAGGCGTCGAGCCTCACATCTATGAGCTTCAGATGATTCTCCAGCAGCGCTCCGATCTGTCTCTCGGTGTCAAGACATTCTGATGCACGAGAATATCACAATCAAGCCGGTCAGCATGCTCCTACCTAAGCAATGCTTGGTAGACGAGCGCAACGCTCTGAGCATGAGTTTCAGCTTCACGATGACCGGCGGCTCATTCACCATCACTGTCCTCAAAGACAGCGTCATCCTACCCCCGGAAAGCATAGCCATCATAATGAACACAGTCCTCACGATGCCAATGGGTAGATTAGGCGTCGTCAAGCAGACGGGCACAGGCTACTCCAGTGGTGGGCTGACGAACATCATATCTGGTATCCTCCTGCCTTGGGTGGCCAGCAACAACTCATTCGTGGCACGCCCACAGCCATTCACTGCTCTGTTGAAGGACTTGGCTAAGGAGCTTCTGACATCCTTGGGGCAGGGAGTAGGTGTCATCAATCCCCCGACGGGCGCAGTCGGTGCTCTCATCTGGAGGGCCAGAGATTACCCTATCAAGGGATTCTCGTACCGTGGCCCGGCACTCTCAGGTGTCCAGCAGCTTGCTGGTCATATCCTAGCCGAAGTGGCAGTCAACAGAAACCAAATCTACGTGGCAGAGCCTGGCAGGGTTGTAGGGCCAGTGTTCACCGTTCCGAAGTCCGACATCATATCTGTCAGTCAAGATATAGACTATTCCCAGGACAAGAAGGTCATCATAGACCCGTCGTTGAGCCAGGTACACTGGGGAGAGCAAGGGGCCTTTATATACGACTCGCAGCACGCGCAGAAGCAGCCGCAGCAGCTTGTTCAGTGCGGAGCAGCCGGTGGGACGGACTTCATGCCGATCCCAGATGGGTGGATGATAGAAGGTGCGTATGAGGACTTCACCCCGAAGTCGGCCACCGACCCCAGCAACCCCTCCCCGACCACTCCTCGCTACTGGAAGCAGTTCACTTCACCGCTCGATAACAATAAGCAACGGGGAGTCATGCAATGGACCAAGATAGTGAAGCCGCTCAGCCTGCCTCCGAACGTCAGTAAGTTTGTGGCCAGCCCCGTGACTGGTGACACATCCATCAATGCTGGGCCTTGCACAATGGCGTTGTACAACCAAGGTGTCATGAATGGGCTGCATGGGTTCAGTACGGACGATGTAGAGATTGATGACGCAGTTAGTGGGCAGAGGAAGACAGTGCGGGGGCTGGTCTTGGTCCCCCCACAAGGTGCGTCCAGTGGGTTGGCCCACGAGAAATTCTTGTCTCAGCGTATTGAGGTCTGGACGTTCCCGAAGGTCAACCCAACCACGATCCCTACGCTGTACGACCCCACAAATCCTTACGGCCTTGACAAGGATGTGCAGGTGTTCCGACCGTCGTCTAGCATATTTCCATCTAGCCTGACAGACCTCCAGGACTTCTACAACTATACGTTCGAGATCCACAAGCGTATGATTGGGCCAAGGCTGAAGACAAGAGTCTCGGTAGTCTACAGGGACGCTCTGCCACAGCCTGGAGATGGCTTGGTGGTGAAGGGCGTCGGGGTAGAGAAGTGTGGTAGGATAGAGTCGGTCAGCTTAGCATATGGCAGGGGTGGGGTTAGGATCGATGTCTCTGCTGAAGTGTTCAACTACGGCAGACCCGATTCTCATGGGTGGAACAACTACTGAGGTACCATGGAAGGCAGCGAAATCCGGGAGCTCATCAAGGGCATCATCCGCGAAGTGGATCAAGAGTCTGCTCTAGCCGGGGCACAAACCCCTAACGTACAAGGCACAGTGGTGTCCGTCGGTAGCGATGGAACGGTTAGCGTCTCCACTTCTTTGGGTGTGTTCCAAGGCGTAGGTTCCCCCAGGTCTCTGATAGTAGGCGAGGAAGCAGTCATCATCACAGCCGACGGTCAGAAGGTGGCTCTATGACGTTGAGGGACGATGTCAAGCAGTTCGTCCGTGAGCAGCGAGCGGCTTCTGCGTCGACCATACCCCCGCCGCGCATCGGCCTCTGTACCCAAGTCAACAGCGATGGAACCATATCTGTCCTGTTAGAAGGCAGTACAGTGAACGTCAGGAATCCCTACGGAGCCGTCACGGGCCAGGATATCCTATTGCTGCCGGATCAGAACGGAGTCTTCTCTGTAGGCACTCCCACCAGACCCACGCCCCAACAGGCTGAGTTCATACCAGCCACACTCTTTACCGCTCCAGCTCCGGGTGGATTGCGCTTTGTATCTTTCGTTGGTGTGCAGGATGGGGATGCGCGGTGCATGGTGGGCTTCCAAGATGCCGGCTCCAGGAAGCTCTATTGGCTGGCTCCTAGCGATGACCCTTCTCAGCACTACTGGGACCACTACTACTACACGTTCGCGTTTTCTCCGAACACGAAGTTCGTAGCGTTCTTTGGTACGATCCCTGCTGGGGATTACTGGTACGTGTACGAACTGGGAGCTTCTCTGAAGTCGCTGGGCCTTGTGCCCGGCCAGGATGAGATATACTACCTGGATGCTACGCTGACGCGTTCCGGCCCCGTCGGTTCCGACACCCCGGTGAGCCTCTGGGTGGACAATGATGGTGTGCTCTACTGGGTCACGTATAACTACAGTACATCGATCTGGAAATTGTACAAGTCTGATGGATCCGGTACGACTTTGGTAGCGACCCAGGACTTCAGCTCGAATCCCTTGGTTCTGGACCCCTACGCTCCGATTTTGGACGGTACGAGGAGTAGGATGGTATCAAGTCGGGGCGACTATACCGGAACGTCCTACCTCTGTGTATACATCCCTGTGCTGACTGTCATATATGATAGTAGCCCAAAGTCGTACTTTTATGCGGGCGTGGCAGCAGCGGCGGTCACGTCCAAATTCAGTGCAGGTACGTTCTATTGTGACACCACTGGCGGAGGCATGGGGGAGGGAGAAACCGCAGTTGTATTGGAGGACCTTGCTTCCGGAGCCGTCAGTCTAATCACTTGTCCCTATGGAGGTCCAGGCCACAATGCGCCACTCACCACTTGGGTTCAATTGGTAGAAGGTGTAGACAAGGGGTACACCATGTGGCCTATCGTGGATGCGGGTATAGGGGTTCATAGGTGGACTGTTGTGGCTGGCATCATGAGTGTTGACTCAGGGCCGATTACTGGCATATCTCCTGGGGATACCTACCCCGACTCCATCCGTCTGGCTTTCTATACCTATTATGGCTACTCCCCGCCCTATTTGTGTGCCTACCCGAATTGGGGCCTAATCGGGTCCTAGCAACACGCTGCTAGACGTGCTAGGACGCCCCAGGACAGCCCGTCACAGCCGCTTTGTAACTAACGGCCTAAAAGTCCGGCGTCGGTCTTAAAGGGCGTCCTAGCGCCAAATCCACAAGCTCAGAAATGCTCAAGGTGACGTTTCATTGTATTGGAGGCAAATGTGGGAAAGAAGCCCATCAAATTGGAGCACGTTGCCAGAAGATACCCTCGTGTACCTCCGGGCAACGATGGCTTGATAAAGGACGTGCTCTTTGCTCAGGCCCTGCGGGCTAAGTACCCGGCGGAGTATCAGCCAAGAAACCTCTGTAGAGCCTACAACTCTGCTAGCTGGGTTCTAAGTGAGCTCCTCCAGTGTGACAAGGATAGACTCCAGGTGTTCTGTGGGAAGCACGGTCTGTCCTCTGAGGGTTCTAGGCATAGCTTGATAAGCAGGCTGTGGCTCCACTGGCGGGCATTCGGAATGAAGATAGGCAATCCAGTTGGGTATGGCAGGGGATTTGAGAAAGTGGGTGCCTCTACTTGCGCCTGTGGCTTCTACAAGACAGAGAGGTTCCCAAGAGAGGAGAAGAAAGCCATGAAAGTGATTCGATTTCCTCGGGAAGAGAACAACAACAAACGCTTCCCTCGGTTGCAGCGGTTCCCTCGGGTGAAGAAAGCAGCGTGAGATGGTACACCTGGAAGCCCACGATGCGTTGACTTTCTTCTCCGGCCCTGAGAATGAGCTTGAGAAGATGTTGGTGTGTCTTCGTATCAAAGACCCTCGTGGCTTCTGGAAAGCCAAGGCGATCCTCCGCCGTCTAGCTTATCTGCCGCCAGATGTACGGAACGCTCGCGTAGAGCAGATCAAGCAAAGCAGCCAGTGGATCAAATTCTACAACCTGAGAAATAAATCCTTTGGTACAGGACTGCTGGGCCTCGTCAGGAAGCATTTGAAAACTTCTAAGTTGCCATTCAGGGTCAAGGATTGTAGGCGTCATCTACCTGTACAAGATCCTGAAGGCGCCACATTCATATTCCAGGATAAGATAGAGGACCGCCCGGAGCAAGTGAAAGCATTGAGAGCCGCACTGAAGGCAGGTCGTGGCATCCTCCATTGCGCGACTAACGCAGGGAAAACTGAAATCGCAGCCGGCATCGTAGCCTGGGTTCAGAAACGGCTACGAGACACCCCTAGGACACTGTTCCTGGTCCACAGGAAAGACCTCGCAATTCAGACGGCCGAGCGTTTTCGCAAGCACCTTAGTGTGAAAGTGTCGATCATATTCGGAGGGAGCTATAAACCCTCAGACATCACAGTCGCGACGGTACAGACAGCTTCTCGTCTGTTGAAGAAGTCTGCTGCATTCCGGTACTTCCTGGAAACCTGCGATATCCTATTCATAGATGAGTTCCATGTGAACAAGGCGAAGCAGGCGTCGGCCGTATTTAATCGTTGTGCCGCTCCTATGCGCTTTGGCCTGTCCGGAACTATATCCAAGAATCCTGAGAAGCTGATGTACTATAGGGCAGCAACAGGCAGGGTCCTGGCCGAGATAAAGAACGAGGAGCTGATAGAGCTTGGCCGGTCTGCGAAGCCCATTATCCGGATGGTGAGCGTCAAGGGTAAGGAGTTCGAGGGTAGCTACGCAGCGGCATATCTCCAGTGCATCGTTCACAGTGACGTTAGGAACGAGAAGGTGCTGTCGGAGATAAAGCGCCATCTGAACAAGGATCGTCGGGTGCTGGTCACTGTGGACCGTATCCGGCATGGTCACATCCTTCGGCGGATGTGCCAGAGAGCAGAGCTAGAGTGTAACTTCATCAGCGGCTCCACGAGCATGCCTCTTCGGAAGCAGGCAAGGAGTGAATTCACGAAGGGTCGTGTCCCCATACTGATCGTTTCTTCGATTTTCAATGTAGGAATCGATCTGCCGGCTATCGATGGATGGGTGAATGCTGCGGCTGGCAAGGGCTGGGAACTCTGTCTACAGCGCGTGGGCCGCACGCTCCGTAGGAAGAGCGGCCAGAACGTGGTCTACATCTCCGACTTCATGGACTACGGCAACAAGTACCTGCTCAAGCATTCACGTCTGCGCCTTCGCTACTACCGCGAGGAAGGCTTCCAAGTGAAGGTTATTGAATAGGTGACGTTTGATATACGCGCACGAGGAGGATACTTAGCATGACCCCTGACATCTGCCGCTACTGCAAATTTCCACTAGTGAAGTACACCCTGATCGCTACTGGTCCTGGGATGGAGCAGTGGGAAGCACTGTGCTCTTCTACAGCCTGCCAAGCGCGATTCAGAGTAGCTGTGTCAGTGGTAAATGGTCCAGTGAAGCCAATTGCGGAAATCCCGCAGAACATGAACGATCATGAGCGTGAGCTCGAGAATAGGAGGAAGAAAGATGCCGGAACCAAATCAGCAGCCGCCTGACGAAGTGTTGGAAGTTGACGAGGGTGGGAGGGTACATGCTGCTGGCCCTGATTCCCGCTACACCAACCAGGATCCCGTCGAGGATGAAATGTGCCGGGAGGAAGAGCCGGTCATACGGCAGCCTTGGCCCCCAGCGGGGTGTTGCACTCAGTACACCTTGGAGCCGGTCATCCGTCGTGCCCTCGCCGAGTGCTTGAAGGCGAAGTTCATATCTGCCGAAGTGAACTTTCATAACATACCAGAACCTGGAGAGGTTCTGGTACGTTCGGCGCGTGTCGTGATCGATGAGCGCCAAGTGGCCGCTCATATCTCAGCAACGGTCATCGGGGAGCTGTACGAATTGGAGATGGTCCGTAAGCTGGGACCTCTCTGCCGTGCGCTCAACCAGTTGCTGGGCGACTTCCACATGCTCGACGAAGTCGCAGCGGACTTTTCCAGGGTCCAAACGATGCGTATCGAAATCCCACCAGGGTAACATCAGAAGACAGACAAGGAGACAATCGTGGAATACAAAAGTAAGCCGACGCAGTGGTTCGAAGACGAAGCAATCCATACCGCCTACAAGGAAGAAGCCAGTGCTCTCAAGGCCAAGTACCGCGCCATGTTCCAAAAGAAGCATGGCAAGCCTTCCAAGTCCAAGAAGTAAACTTTTTGCTACCTCCGACGTTTGCTTTCAGCAGCCTCGCCGGAGGTAGCAATTTGTAACAGTGCGGCGCTATTCGGCGAATTGCTACAGTTCGATGCAATATGCAGTAATTCGGCCGGACTGTTACAAGCCGTAGCTATTACCAGTAATTCGATGTAAGCCATTCTAGTCTATAAAAGGCGGCGAGCGTAGCGAGCCGTTGTAACATATTGCAAGTAGTCGAAAGCTCGGCGTCGGAGATTTTGATGAACCGCTTCCCCCGGCTGAGGATCAATCAGGAGATACGTCTCAACGAGCGCATCCTCCTAGCAACGTATAACTCCTTGGTCCGCCGAAGAGCTTCAGTAAGCAACCGTTGGGCTAGAACCAAGTATGACGTCTGCAAGATGGGACAATGGAAGAAAACCGCTCCTACCCATTTCCTGGTTCTTGCATCCCTGTTATCCAGAGAGGGTATAGACCCCGCCCTCTTCTTGAAAGTGCTATCCCAGTATGGCAAGTTCCGGCATTCCAAGTATCTGCCTCCCCCCAAGTGGCTTCTAACCGAAGATGCCCTTGAGAAATACCGTTGGCTGCTGTACCGAGATAGAGAGACGTATCCAGTGAAGAAGGACTGGAAGTCATATCTCAATGGCAAGCCATCAGAGGGGACTGCTCTCAATGAAGCTGTGCTGTCATCCATACGGCAATCAGCTTCTATCGTCGAGGGTACTATCAAGACGTTCCAGGTGAAACTCCTGTCAGCGGTATTCGCCCACCTAGACCACCTCAGTCCTTGGTATCTGGCAGTCTGCCCCATGTTCCTTCACAGGATGGGCACTGTGTCGCTGCTCCGTAGGAAGACAGCCATGGTGATCATGCGCTGCATCGATGCTCTTCTAAAACGGCCACGGCTTTTGAAGCTCGCTGTCGAGACGTATTGTAAGAGTAGGAGGTAGTCATGCTCCCGTATCTGGTGTTCGTGGCTGTAGTCTTGTATCTGATGTTTGGCTATTCAACGCTGCCGAAGTTTCAGCGGGCAGCAAAGGCTAACAGCGAGAAGCCCTTCAACTTCGTAGAGCGTTGCTGTCTAGTTGCTGTTTGGCCTCTGTTCCTGTTCATCGTCTTGGTAGAGAGGGGCTCCCCTCGTGGATGAGACTTACCGTCAGTGGAGCCAAGCCTTTCAGCGGAGAGCCTTGGCATTGTTGATTAGAGAACCTGCCAGTGTCTACCACATCGTAGAGCCAGAGTATTTCACAGACCCAATACTGTTGGATATAGCCCGGACGGTCAAGACCGTCTACGAGAAGCATGATGTCCATGAGGTACGGATAAGCCGTGCCACGCTTTGGATGTTGCTCAAATCGTCGCTTGGGAAAAGCAAGCAAGGCTTATATTCTGCATACCGCATCACCCTACGGAAGCTGTACCAGGATAGCATCAGGGACAAAGATATCGTCGTTGACCAGGTGCTACAGTTTGCAAGATCCCGGCGCTACCATGATGCTCTAATAGCTGCTGAGCAGGACGTATCTGTTGGCAGGTACGACGCTGTCCACCAGCGTATTGACGGCTTGAAAGGCTTCGGTAAGGACAACGACCTTGGTATCCAATACTGGGGTGACATAGGAAGCCGGGACAGGTATAGAGACGACAGGAGCGGGATAGTTCCGACGCTATATTTCCCTCGTCTGGACAAGATGATGGGTGGTGGCCCTGGAGCCGGAGAGCTTGTTGTAGTCCTTGGTGTCGGCAAAGTGGGCAAGACAACCCTCCTAGGCCGTGTCGCAACGGGAGCATTGTGGAAGGCTAAGAACGTGGCGATCGCCAGTGGTGAACTGTCGGCCAGGAAATACCGCAAGAGGATAGATGTCGCTATCACTGGCATCCAGCCAGAGACGTGGATGCGTCCTTGGAAGATGAGACACGGAACAAGGTTGCGTTGGTTGGACCGTGTCCAGAAAGACCTTCGTGGACTCCATCGCCAGATGAAAGGTGAGCTATACATAAAGCAGTTCCCAACCGGGAAAGGCACGCCTGCGGCGATTGAGGTTTGGCTGGACCAGCTTGCCGAGGCTGGTACCAAGATTGATATCCTGGTCGTAGACTACCTGTTCACTTTCTCTCCGAACATACGAACGAAGGAGCGGCGCATAAACATCGGTCAGCTTGCTGTAGAGCTTCGTGGCATCGCGGTGGAGCGTGGGATCCCGGTGTGGACAGCAAGCCAGGGCAACCGTGCCGCGTTGACCAAGAAGCGTCTCTACCCACAGGATCTGGCTGAAGACATCTCTATATTCTGGACACTGGACTTTCTGTTGGCTCTCTGTCAAAGCAAGGACGAGGCCGAGATGGATCCCCCACGTGGAAGGTTATATCTTACCTCGGCCCGCGACGTCGGCCACGGCGGCGTTGTCCAGGTGACCATGGATCAGACTCGCTATCGTATCACAGAAGAGGGCGTCGTGGAGGAAAGGCGGGAAGAGCCGAAGAAGGAGCGGTACGGAAGACGCCCTGAAAAGTGGAACGTCCCTGAGGACTGAGTTGATGTCGAGGCATATATTGGCGTTTTCGTATTTCGGTGGTAAGTACTCCCACCTCAGGTGGCTTCTGCCGCTTCTGCCTGAGACTTTGAGCTACTGTGAGCCATTCGGTGGCTCAGCATCTGTTCTAATAAACCGCAAACCTTCGGAACTGGAAACATACAATGACCTAGACAGCAATGTCACCACGTTCTTTCGCGTGCTTCGAGATATGCCTCACTCACTGGTACGTAGCCTCGCCTTGACGCCGTTTTCGCGTCAGGAGTACCGGGAGGCTATTGCTTGTGACGACGACGGTAGTGTTGTTTCCGACTTGGAGAAGGCGCGTAGATTCTATATCCGGGTGCAGCAAGGGTTCTCCGGGATTCCGGGCCGTAGGTGTGAGAGCTCCTGGCGTGCAAATCCAAGGCATCGAGTTTCGTTTCTGTCTGGGCACTCGCACCTTGCGCGTGCTGTTACGTTCCAGAATGCCATTGCAAGATTGCAGGATATCGCTGAGCGGCTGATAACAGTCAGTATAGAAAATCGTGGCTATAAGCAAGTCATCCAGACGTACGACCAGCCATACACACTTTTCTATTGTGACCCGCCGTACCCAGGCCGGACCGATAATCGTAATTATCTACATAAGTTCACACATAGTGACACGTTTGAGCTAGTAGAAATGCTGAATCAGATCCAAGGCTTGGCTGCTGTCAGTGGGTACAGGGACGAAACGGTAGACGAGATATTCAAAGGGTGGAATAGATACGAGCACGCCCCTCGCAGGATCACCGCTACCCCATCGCGGCCTTTTCGGACTGAGTGCTTGTGGACAAATTACAAGTTCCGATTTCCTAGAGTGCCGCTGTCTCCAAGATTCCGCTTATTTCCTAGGGAGTGACGGACGTGCCTGACATACGCAGCCTGTTCGATCAGACTTGGGATACCCGCGAAGGCTTCAAGGCCACGTGTCCCCGGTGTGGCAAGAAGGGCAAGCTCTTTTTCAATTTGTCCAAAAATTGCGGCTGCTGTTTCGAGGCCAATTGCTCTTGGAACCCAAAGTGCGGTGGTGTCACAGCTCAGCAGTTGATGCGCTTTCTGGGCCGCTATGTTGATCTCGACCTGCCGCCAGTGGTTACCCTTCCTACTGCTGATGGTGCTGTCACTCTTCCTGAGGGGTACGTTCCCATTGTGGGTATAGAACCATCGGGCTTGCGAGAGGCACTGTTCGCATACCTGGAAAGCCGGGGCGTCAGTAGCAAGCTTGCGTCGAAGGTCGGCATCGGGTATTGCACCGAGGGTCCGCTGTGGGGCTACTTGATATTCCCGGTCTTGGAAGGTGGGGAGCTCGTGTACTGGCAGGCCCGGCGCTTCAAGAACCGCGAGCCGAAGTTCCGCAATCCCCCGCTCACAAAGAAAGCGGATTGGCTATACGTGCTGGGCGCATCGAAGCACCCGACGCACGCTGTCGTCGTGGAATCCATATTCAACGCCTTGGCCCTCGGCATCCCAAGGTGTCGCTGGCTGGTCTGCGCCGCGCTGGGTAAAGCTGTGAGTGACGTTCAGCTCGTGAAGCTGATGGAGCACCACAGCATCCAGGAAGTGACGCTCGCTCTGGACGATGATGCCTGGCGGGAGCAGGTGGGCATCGCGCGCCGGATGGCCGGGTATTTTCACGTGGTCCGCCTGGCCCGCGTTCCGAACGGCTGTGACGTTAGCGCTCTCGGCCGTGAGCGGGCGTGGCAGGCGATTTTTGCTGCGGACGTGTACCAGCCGGAGCGTCACCTCGCGCTGCTTCACGACGGGTCTTCTTCGTGATGCCGTTTTGTCCAATAGGCATAGGGTTTGGAGGTCCGTTACTACTCAGTAACCCCATGAAAATACCTCAAAATAATGCTTGCTTTTCGTTTTGGGCTGGGCGATAATAGCAGTATGCCAGGTAGCCAAA